CTAACCTTCAACAGTAAAGGTTTAGTTACCTCCGGCACCACCCTTGATGCCACCGACATTCCTACTCTGACTGCCGCCAAAATCTCTGATTTTGACACGCAAGTCCAGACCAACCGTCTCGACCAACTCGCCGCTCCCACTGCTGCTGTAGCTTTAAACGGACAGAACCTCACCGGTTTGGCTGATCCTGTCAACGCCCAAGATGCTGCTACCAAAGCCTACGTTGACGCTGCTGCCTTAGGTCTCGATGTTAAAGAGTCTGTAGTTGCCCTCAGCGACAGCAACATTACTCTGTCCGGCGAACAAACTGTAGACGGTATTGCTCTGGTTGCTGGCGACCGTATCCTCGTCACCGGTCAAACCGACGCTACCCAAAACGGTATCTACGTCGTAGCGGCGGGTGCGTGGGGACGCTCTACTGATGCAGACAACACCCCGGGCAACGAAGTCAGCGGTGGGATGTTTACCTTTGTTGAGCAAGGTACAACCTACGGCGATAGCGGTTGGGTTCTAACCACCAATGGCCCTATCACCCTCGGCACCGACGAACTCGTCTTCACCCAGTTCTCCGGTACAGGTCAAATTACTGCCGGAGCTGGTCTTACCAAAACCGGTAACACTATCGATGTTGTCGGCACCACCGATCGTATCTCCGTCGGCGCCAACTCTATCGATATTGCTTCCACCTACGTCGGTCAAGTCTCCATCGACACCTTAGGTACGATTGGGACTGGTACTTGGCAGGCTGACGCTATCACTGAAGTCTACGGCGGTACCGGCATCACCACCTATGCTACCGGCGATGTCCTCTACGCTGATGCGGCTGACAGCCTAGCTGTTCTCGCTAAACCCGCGACTGAAGCCTCCATCTTCAGCATGAACACCGCTGGTGTTCCCTCCTACCTGGCGCTGTCCAACACTGGTATTACTGGTCTAGGTACAGTTACCACCGGGGTATGGAATGCCACCGTTATCTCCCTTACTTATGGTGGGACGGGTGCTGACCTGAGTGGCGACGCCGACGGCACCATCTACAAAAAATCCGGCAGCGCTTTAGTTGCGGCTACCGCAGGACAAGATTACTTAGACTCTAATTCACTTGTGGACGGAGGGAACTTCTGATTACCTAGCTTCTTTGTCTCTGTTATACTTAAAGAGTTATAAACTTCTAGGTTAACAGAGATGAGGAAATTTGAAGACTTGAGTGGTCAGCAGTTTGGGTTGTGGACCGTTTTGAACCGCGACGAGAGTAAGTCTGTAAGAACAAGGTTTCTATGCCGTTGTGCTTGCGGAACTCTCGCCGCGGTTCAAGCTTGTAACCTAAAACAAGGAGTCTCTAAAAGTTGTGGATGTGACTGCGGAAAGGCACCCTGCGGGTGGTGTAAAAAAGAGTTCACTAAGGTGAAGGGAAGACAAAGGTACTGCTCACCAGTATGTGCGAAAGAAGCTCAAAGAAATATAGACAAAGAAAAGCGCAAAGCCAGAAACAAAAATGAGAAAACCTGCTTTCACTGTGGAAAAGTCTTCACAGCTCGAGTAGGTAATCAGCGTTACTGCAGCGGATACTGTAGCGTTTTGGGTCGATGTACTCTAAATACATCGACCGGTTGTCTAGAGTGGAAAATGTACAAGAACGAACTAGGCTACGGAGTAGTAGGGGTCAAAGGAAAAGCAAGCTTGGCTCACCGAGTAGTGTATGAGGGGGTACATGGGACAATACCAGAAGGGATGCTAGTATGCCACCGATGCGATAACCCCAAGTGCTGTAATCCGGAACACTTGTGGCTAGGAACAAACGAAGAGAACATAGCGGATATGAAGGCTAAAGGCCGAGCCCGAGGCCCAGTAGGAGAAAAAAACAAAAACGCCAAACTAACAGAAGTACAGGTTTTAGAAATCAGGGCTAACACTACGGAGAGCCAAGAGGCCATAGCTCAAAGATACGGAGTCTCGCAGGTTCTAGTATCTAAAATTAAAAGAGGTGGCGCCTGGAGCCACTTGAGCAGAAAGGCGTAGAGGTAGTTTCTAATACAAATCGTACTAACAAGGATATCCACGTATTAGAAACTTAAGTAGGATGGAAAGGAGGTTATATAACCTCCTTTCTTTTATGCATACCCCTATATAGGAAAAGGTATCGGCACATGCCAAATGTTATAAAAATAAAGAGGTCAGCAGTACCGGGTAAAGTACCTTTAACGACTGATTTAGAGTTAGGGGAGTTAGGGTTAAATACTTACGACGGTAAGCTGTATACGAAGGTCGATGACGGCAGCGCCCGCATTAAAAACTTAACAGGACTTTCATTCACAGCAAATAGCGAGACTTTATCCGCGAATAAGACTTTAACGTCGGACTCCGAGTATTTCCAAACTTTAAATCCTAACGGGGCAGAGCGACAAATCACTCTACATTCTGAGTGGGTGGGTCAGATTATTAATGATAGCGACGGCACTTATGCGTTAGTCCTTAAGGACGGCGCTACGACTATCGTTAGTCTGGATAATGCGACTGGGGTAAAGGGCGCATTAGTTTGGTACGACGGAACAGATTACAACGTGCAACAGACTGTAGGTTATGACACTGCGGAAAGCGAAGGTACAACCAAGGTTGTCCACTCCCGTATTCGACAAACTCTCAGCGCGGATAAAAGTTTAACCTTAGATAGTGAGTACTTCCAGTTCCTCGACCCTAACGGTGCCAACCGAGTTATCACTCTACCCTCCTGCGGCCCTACGGACTATTACGAGACGGAGATAATGAACTTGTCGGACGGTACTTACAGCCTCCAAATCGAGGAGAGCGACACTACTCCTGTTATCGATTTAGACACTACTTCCACTGCTCGTAGTGTAGTAATTGTGTGGAGCGGACAAGAATTCATTGTATGGGAGACCGCCTACTATGCCTAAGTTAGTTGTTAAAGGCTTCCGGGAGAATGTCATTCCTCCTAGTACAGAGACGGTGATATTTGTTGTATCGGCGGCAGAAATTGATGCAGCAGTAAAAAGTGGTGTACCGGGGGTACTGGCGATGCCTTACACTTTAAACATCACGTCATTACGAATGGATGTAGATATTGCTCCAACTGGAGCAAACTTAATCGTCGATATGAACTGGGACGGTGTAACGTCCATGACAACTAAGTTTACAATTGAGGCGTCAGAGTTATCTACATTGACCGCTACAACCCAGCCTAGTCTTATCACGAACGTCTTACCTGTGGGTACTAAGGTAAGTTTTGACATAGATCAAGTCGGAGCTACGCTGAAAGGTAAATTTATCCAAGTTACTTTAACGGGGTATAAAAGCTAATGACTAAGTTATTCTTCAATAACCCACCTAATAACCCCGGCACGAAGACCTACACGGGCAGCACGGCTTCCCTCGCCGACCTCGCATCGGAAAACGTAGACCTCTCTGTAGGTTTCGCGGGGTTACTGTGTTGGGTCTCCGCTAACGTACTCTGTCAAGTACGAATCTACAACACCAGCGCCGCCCGCGCCGCCGATACCCGCGATGCAGTTACCCCTATTCCCCCTGAAGGCGTTTCAGGACTCCTTGCTGAAGTAGAAACCGAGACAGGAAGTTTAGCGTGGTCTGGGGCTGTCCCCTTCGTTAACGCCGAGACTCCCCAATCCAAATTTATATTCCTAAAAGTATTTAATATCTCTGGCTCTGCAGCGGCTGTGAGCTACACCATCAAAGCAAATGTCCAACACGCCTACAATTCCTTGCCCGGGGAGGTCACTGCGGAGTGGGGCGGGATGGTTGGTACCCTTAGCGACCAGACCGACCTTCAGGCGGCTCTGGACGACAAGGTAGACACTGCCTTGTTAGGAACTAACAACGGTGTCGCCACCCTTGACGGTAGTGGTAAAGTACCTTCGGCTCAACTCCCTTCTACCTCGGTTACAGACACTTTAGTCTTCGTTGTTTCCGCTACCGGAGTCGACGCCGCGGTTACAACCGCGGTTCCGGGTATTCTCTACATGCCATTTGAGTTAACCAATGTGACAGTGAGAATGGAAGTAGAAACCGCGCCAACCGGCGCAAACCTGATTGTCGATATGAACTGGAACGGAGTGACCGCTATGGGAAACAAGTTCACAATTGAAGCAGGTGAGTTTTCCACCTCCACCGCTACTACCGCGCCTTCTCTACTCTCCACGACTCTACCCCTCGGGACGAAGATTAGTTTTGACATAGACCAGGTCGGCGCTACCGTCAAAGGGCGCTTCATCCAAGTCATCCTTCAAGGAACCCGGAGTAACTAACCATGCCTAAAATCCTATACCGCCAATCCACCGATACCACCGTTCCTTACCCCCGCAACGACGACCTGCCCGTCGAGGGGTTAGACCCGGATTACCTCGCCCTAGATGTTGTAGAAGACCCCCAACCCACTTACGACCCAGGTACGCAGTACCTCTCCCCTCTAAAGGTGTACGACCTAGAGAACTTGGAGTACCGGACGGAGTGGACAGTAGAGCAGATTCCTCCTCCTGCGCCGGTGGAAGGGTGGGACGACTTTAACGCTACGCTTCTCTCCGACCCGCTTTACCACCAAGCCGTAGGGATATGTCAGCAGAATCTACCCGGTGCGGCTCCAGCCCCTGCGATTGCGTTGACGCAGGTAAAGACTCAAGGCACTGCTTCCTTTGCTTTATCCTTCGAGCCGTTCTGTACCGGCGGGGAGGTAAGTCAAGAGACGAGGGATGCGTGGGCGGACTTGGCGGTGTCGTATAATCTGCCGGCGGGGTTTGTAGCAATACTGCGGGGTAGCTAAAGGTAATGTTGATACTACTTAATCCCCATAGCGCTATAAGTTTTTGGTCTGAGGCTGTACTTTGCGACTACTGCCAGCAGTCTAGTAATGCTAATTGGAGCATTATTCCTCGAGAGACCTTAAGTCCTACGCAGGTGGATTATTGTCAACAAACAGTAAGCTCTACGTGGGAGATAATCTCTCGAGAGACCTTAAGTCCCACTCAAGTTGAATACTGTCAACAAACAGTAAGCTCTGCGTGGGATGTGATTACGAGGGAAGCTATCGCCTCAACGCAGGTGGATTACTGCCAGCAGACTATAGATAGTTCTTGGAATCTTGTAAACCCGTAGGAGAGGTAAAGGTATGACAATTTTAGCGACGGACGGCGCGGGCAACCGGTTTGTAGGTAAAGCGGAGAAGAAGGTAGGACATACCTGGATTCACTCCGATACTTTGATGCCTCAAGCCGACGAACAGATTGTAGACCGAATACGAAATGTGGGAGGGGCGTATATACCCAGCGCAATAGCCGTGGGTCAAGGAGTAA